AGCGCCGGCACGGTGACCGAGCCCGTGGTCGAGGCGATGCGCAAGGTGTTCAGCGCGAAGGTGACCGAGAGCACGCCGCGGCGCGGCAAGAAGCGCGACCTGTCGAACCTGCCGCCGGTGGCCGACGACGCCGACTTCAACGACCCGATTCCGTTCTGAGGCGCGCATGAACAAGAACGTCTGCCAACGCTGCGGCGAGGTCTGGGACGATCACCACAAGTGCGGGATATCCGTGCAGGAGTTCGACCTGGTCAAGCGCCCGGCGCACTACAACCGGGGCGGCGTCGAGTGCATCGACGCCATCCGCGCGCAGCTCTCCGAGGACGAGTGGCGCGGGTACCTGCGCGGGCAGGTCGCCAAGTACAACTGGCGGCTGGGCGCGAAGGACGACCCGAAGCAGGAGGCCGGCAAGCTCCTGTTCTACGCACGGCTGCTCGCGGGCGAAGATCCGCGTGGCAACTAAACCCAAAGGGTGCCACTGGTGGCGCAGGAGCTTTAAAGATGGGCGGAAGGATGTCACGGAACAAAGGCGCAGCGGCGGAGCGGGAGCTGGCGCAGATCCTGAGCGACGAGCTCGGGTTCGTGGTGAAGCGCAAGCTCGGCCAAGCCCGCGACAGCGGGGATGACATCCAGGTGGGCAAGTTCCGCATCGAGGCCAAGCGCCGCGAGACGCTTGCGCTCCCCGCCTGGTGCCGCCAGATCGAGGCGCACTGCCAGCCCAGCGAAGTGCCCGTCGTGGCCTACCGCCAGAACGGCCAGCCGTGGCGCATCGTCATGAAACTTGAGGACTTTCTGCCGCTCATGCGCGGAGAGTTGACAGATGGGTGAAGTGTTGCGAGAATCTCAACAGCAGGTGCTTACCTCACTTGCTGACGCGGCGGTGCGACTCGGTGTTAGCGTGAAGACGCTCCGCCGGCTCGTTGACCGGGGCGAGGTGCCGCACTACAGGTTCGGCATCGCGATTCGGGTGAACGTCGCGGAGATCCTCGAAGCAACCAAGGAGCGATGCAAACCATGTCCATCCACAAACGCGGCAATACCTACCATCTCGACATCCCGCTCGCGAACGGCGGGCGACTCAGGCGCTCTGCTGAGACATCTGATCGAAAAGCGGCGCAGGAACTCCACGACCAACTAAAGGCGCAGCTCTGGCGCCAGGAGAAGCTCGGCGCGAAGCAGCCGCGCTCACTCACCGAGGCCGCCGAGCGATGGCTCGCCGAGCACGCCAAGGCGAGCGCCATCCGCGACTACACCCACCACCTCGCGTTCTGGTGTGCACGCGCCGAGGGCATGTCGCTCACGGAGATCACGCGCTCGTGGGCGGCTGAGCAGATCGAGCAGCTCGTCACGCGCAAGGGCACGCCGGCGACGCCTGGCACGCGCAACAACTACATCATCACGCTGCGCTCGGTGCTGAACACGGCCTGCCGCGACTGGGAGTGGATCGAGCAGGTGCCGGCGCTGCGCACCTATGGCGACAAGCGCGACGGCAGCCGCATGGTCATCGCCACCCCGGCGCAGGCCAAGGCGCTGCTCGAGGTGCTGCCGGCGGGGCTGCGCGCTGCGGTCGGGTTCGCCTTCATGACGGGGCTTCGCAAGTCGAACGTGTTCGGGCTCACCTGGGACCGGGTGGACCTTGCGCGGGGTCTTTGCTGGGTGCAGCCGATCGACACCAAGGCGGGGAACCTGATCGTGTGCCCGCTGAACTCAGCCGCGAAGGCCCTGCTCGAGCAGCAGGTGCGCTCCGAGGCGCGGGTGTTCCCGGTCGAGCCGATCTGTCATCACCAGTGGAAGCGGTACACCGCGCGCGCCGGGCTGCCGATCGGGTTTCGGTTCCACGACATCCGGCACACCTTCGCCAGTTGGCTCGCGTTGGATGGCACCGATCGCAAGACGCTGCAGGATCTGGGCGGGTGGAAGTCCCCCGCGATGATCGACAACTACGTCCACCTGCCGGTCGATCATTTGATCAGCGCGGCGGAGCGATTGTCCTCGCGCCTGAACTGATTGTGGGGAGTCTGTACACAAATTCCCCACAATCGTCGTTTCAGGTCTTTCTCGTTTCGTCGTAAGTGCCTGATTTATTTGGTAGCGGGGGTAGGATTTGAACCTACGACCTTCGGGTTATGAGGATGACACAGTTCCTTGCAGATCAGCAACTTGCTGATTTGCAAGGGACTGCTATGCCCTACAGTAGCCCTGTTTCCCGATAGTCTGTACACAAATTCCCCACAGTCAAACCGCCTCACCTCGGAACCACGCCTTGCCGCCCTCGACCACTGCGATCTCGGGCGGCAGGAGCCGCCCCTCGCGGAAGGTGAGCACCGCGAAGCCCGAGGCCCAATTGACCGGTCCCGCCTCGACGTAGGTGAACTGCGGGCCGGTGATGTCGGCCATCGTGCCACAGTCAACCCCGTAGCGCCGCCCGCGATAGTCGGACCAAGGCGTGACCTTGAGCTGGTGAAGGTGCCCGTGGACGTATGATACGCCGGCCTTGAGGGTCGAGTTGATGGCCGCGTGCAGACCGCCCGCGACCGGGCGATGGCGGATACAGACCCAGCCGTCGGCGTGCGCGTTCAAGTGCAGCGCCCAGCCGGCGCGCCACTTGGGCAGGAAGTCGAGCAAGGTGGTGCCAGGCATCCCCTCGACCTCGGCGACGCGACCGGAGAGGTAGTTCTCGAACCGTGCGTCGTGGTTGCCGATCGTGCGGATGAGCTTGGCCTTGCCCGCCGCCCGCTCGATCTCGGCGCAGCGGTCCTGCACTGTGTGGATCTCGTCCTTCAAGTGCGGCTGCTGCTCCCACATGATGCGCGGGTGCCTTGAGATGCGAGCGCCATCGAGGATGTCGCCATTCAGCACGACCATCTCAGGTTTGAGCTTCTTGGCAAGCCGACAGAAGGCCTCGTGCGCGACGGTGACGATGCCCGGCCAGTAGTGGCAGTCGGAGGCCACCAGCACTACGCCATCCTTGATGGTGTCGTGCATCTCGCCCTCGTACTTGACCGCCCGCTCGGCTGCGAGCTTGCTGGCGCGAAAGGCTGCGCCCGACGGGCCTTGCGTGTTCTCGTTGCAGACCCTGCTGTTCTCAGAGTTGAGCACGATGCCGTGCTTCGTCTCGAGCGACCGGCGGCGCGTGAACACCTGCCGCACCGAGAGGTTGAGCGCCTTCGCCACATCGCCGGGGCGCTTGAGCCGCTGCCACGCCGCGATGAAGTCTTGGTCGGATGCGGTCAGCACGACCTTTCCCCGGTGTCGAACGTGGTCAGGGATTGGTGAAGTAGGCTCGCCAAATTGTCCACGAACACCTCGTCGTCGTTTAGCGGGTGGTTCATCTCCGTCAACATCGAGTGCGCCCACTCGTGACAGAAGGTTTGCTGGAGCTCGGTGTCGCCCAGATCGCCGCGCAGGTCGATGCGGTGACGGGTCGGGTCGTACATCCCGACGGTATCCATCGAGTGCGGCCACCGGGTGCGCGGGATGATCCGCACCGTGACTTGATGGCCGTGCAAATTGAACCGCTTCGGGATTTTTAGCCGAGCGTGCCGATTCACCTCACGAGCCCCTGGAGCTCGGCGAATCGGGCGGCGTCGCGCTCGCAGGCGGCGAGGTGGTCGGCAAGAGCTTCTCCAATGCCTCCCGCGTCGCCGGGCTCTCCGGCGGGGCCATCAGGCGCGGGGGCATCGGCACAGGCTTGGGGCACGCCGGGGGCGGCAAGGGAGTCACGCAGCCGCCGAGCAAGGTCGCGACCGCGACGATCAGCAGCGTCGAGTTTCTGGCTGAGTCCACGCTCCACCTCCTGGTGCCGGGCGTAAATCAGCGCCTCGGCCTCTCTGGCGGCCTCTGCGGCGCGTGCCCGCTCGAGGTGCCACTCCGACCGGACGGCCGCCTCAGCGGCCTCGTAGCCGCCTTGGTAGGCCGTCCGGTACCCGAACCACCCGAGGCCGGCCAGCGCGAGTGCGAGGCCGACCCCGAGGTAGATGCGGTTCACACCGCCTCGGGCTTCTTCTTGCTACGCACTGACCAGACGGCCACGGCGATGGTGGCGAGGGCGCCGCCCACGGCCGCGACTGTCTCGGCGTCTGCGAAGCCCTTGCCGACGAGGTAGCCGCCCACTGCGGCCACGACGGCCCGCACGATTCCAGCGATCTGTTCTGCAGTCATGTCTCTATCTCCTACGCTTCGTTGATGGAGGCTGTTGCCCCGTTGGACGCGACGAGCGGCAGGGAGCCGCCCGGCACGATGTTGGTCTGCGGCCATCGGTAGCCGAGAACTCGAGAGCGATCGAAAGGCGCGACGTTGACCGAGTTGCCTTGGTTCCCACCGAGCACCATCAGCCGCCCGCGCTCGTCGGTGCCGACGAGGAAGCCGACATGCCCGCCGCCCTTGCGCTCGAACACGACCACGGCACCGACCGCTGGGTGCGTGAGCGCGGTGCCGAAGTGGAGCCACGCCCGCGCGCGGTACCAGTGCGGGGGCTTCGGGAAGCCCTCGGCCTCGAGCACGGCGGCGACGAAGGTGCCGCACCACGGCGTCTCGTCATCGCGCCACCACGCCTTGAGCTCGCGCAGCCAGCGGGCGATGACGGGCGCGGTGGCCTTGCCCGGCACTTCACGCAGCCCGATGAAGGCGCGCGCGCGGGTGAGCCACTTCGGCTCCATCAGGGCTTCCTCAGGTTCTTGAGGTGCACGGCGATCGCGAAGCAGCCCGCCGCGATGGCGATGAGCCCCGCGATGAATGCGATGATCTCATTGGCTTGCGAAAACCACGACACACTGGCCGCAGTAACGCTGCCCGCAGCCGCGACATCCGCCGCCCTCTCGATCGGCGTGGTCATGGCTCGCTCTCTACCTGCGCGGCTTTGAGCTGCTCGTCGGCTTGCACCTTGATCTTGACGGCGAGCGGGAACACGCCCGACTTCGTGGGCAACTCGCCGAAGATGTTGAGGATGTCCTGCACTTCGTCGCGGGTCAGGGTGAGGGTGATTTCCATGTGGGTCTCCTTGTGTGTTACGGGCCAGCGTTGCGCCACGCGCCGCCAGAATAGAAATACCAGCGGTTGTTGGTCGTATCAACGACGATGGGGACAAGGCCCGTGATGGCGGTCGGCGTTCCGGTCGGCACTCCGGCGCAAGTCGGGACATAGAGAAAGCCGTTGGTCGCGGTCGTGGCGAGTGCGCCTTGTGCGCCTGCGGCAAAACTGCCGTTCGCCGTGATTTGCGCGGTGATAGAACCAGCCGTGTGCCACGAATGGGTCAGGTTCGTGCCGTTGCTGGTAATGGTGTAGCCGTTGGAAACGCCCGTCTGCTGCGCTGCAAAGATGTTCTGCGACCCTGCGCCGACATCAACCGTAAGACGATGCCCCGGCGAACTCGTCCCGATGCCGAGGTTGCCGGAGGAGTCGAGGCGCATCCGTTCGGTGGAGTTGGTCTGGAAAATGAGCGTACCTTCGGTTATCGGCGCGTTGAAAATAACGCCCGCGTCGTTAGTCCCAGCAATGACAGCGGTGCCGATGGTCAACCCGCGACCCGCGACCGCGCCAAACCGCGCCTGCACGGAGTTACCCGCGCCCGTCACATCCAATCGCTGTGCAGGCGAACTCGTCCCGATGCCGAGGTTGCCGGAGGTGTCGAGGCGCATTTGCACCAGTCCGTTGGACAGAAATCCAAGGCTGTGATTGCTAAATGAGCCTACGAGGCCCCCCGTATCCCAACTGAACCCGGTGGTAATCGTTCCGTTGCCTGACGCCGTAATGCCACGAACATCCAACTTGTATCCCGGCGAACTCGTCCCGATGCCGAGGTTGCCGGAGGAGTCGAGGCGGGCGCGTTCTGTGCTGTTGGTCGCAAAGGCAATCGCGCCGCCGGACGAGGGCGCGTTCAGCGTGTGAAGCGCACCGATGAACCCGCCGTTCGTCGCGCTGGTGAACCGCAGCGCACGACCATTGTTCCCGGTATCGTCGCCACCGACGCGCAGGTACTCGCCCTCCGAACCGCGCAGCACTTCCAATTTGACCGCAGGCGAACTCGTCCCGATGCCGAGGTTGCCCGCCGAATTGAGCCGCCAGCCCTCCACGCCGCCCACCGACGCGGCCAGCGTGTCCGCCGCCGGGAACCAGAGGCCGGTGTTCACATCGCCGAACGCGGAGAGCGAGGGCGTGCCCACAGCGCCCGCCGCGAAGCGCGTCAGCGCGCCGTTTGCGGTGTGCTGCTGAACCTGCGCGCCACCCGCGACCGACCACCACTCGTTCGTGCCGGCGCGGTAGATGCCCGAACCCGGCTCGTTCGTGAACCCGAGGCCGGGCGTCGCCTGCACGCCGTCCGTCAGCCGGAGCGGGGCGAGCATGCCACCCTCGCCCGAGCGCGAGAGCGAGTCCGTCATCTCGTTGGCGATGTCGTTGAGCGTATTGTTCGCCCAGGTGGCGTCGATCAGCGTGCCGCTGACCACCGGGTTGCCGGATACGAGGCTGAAAGTGCCGGATGCATTACGAGGCATGGGTTACTCCGTCTGGGTCTGGACTGTCATCGCGCGCGCGGTGGCAGTCACGTCTTGGGCGCGCAGCTGCCCCTGCGCCTGCAATCGGCGAAGGCGCTCGAGGAAGGCCTGCTGCGCAGCAGGGTCGTTGAAGTTGGTGAGCTGACGCGCCACCTCGGCGCGGGTCTCGGCGTTGGCACCGGCGGTCACCTTGTCGTAGACCGCGCGCACGCTGCGCACCAGCGTCTGCGTCGGGCTGCTCGTCGCCGCATCGGTCGCCAGATCCATCGCGAGGTCGCCGGCTTCGACTGCCTTGTCGGCGGTCTGCGAGTTCGAGCGCACGAACGCATTCGTCTGTGCTGCCGTGTTCTCGTCTGTGATGCGTCCGCGCAGCGCCTGGACGCGGCGGTCAGGGACGGCCGCCTCGAGCTTGGCCCGAGCGGCGCGGCTGCCCGCCACCGAGCGCAGCACGTTCGGCTGCGAGGCCAGATCCGGCATCGAATCGACCCGCTCGCGCAGCGCCTCGATGACGCCCCGGCCGTACCACTTGTTCTCGGCCGGCGTGCCGCCTGTGCGCTGCGCGATCACGTCCTGCAGGCTGTCCTTGTTGAACTCCCGCCCGCGCTCGAGAGCATCGCGCGCCTGAGCCGGACCGGCGAAGCTCGCCCGCGCCGTGGCGTACACGTCGCCGCCCGGCGCGGCGTCGGCCGCCTGCAGCAGCTGCCGCCGGGTCGCATCTGCCATGGCGCGCTCCTCGCGCGTGCCGATGACGACCGAGTCCGCGGGGCGCGGGCCCTGCTGGTACTGCGGCATCAGGATTTCGTCGAGGTTCTGCTTGACCCGGTCCACGTCGCGGAAGGTCGGCGACCGGATCAACATGCCGGAGTCGTCGTAGAGCGGGTCCACGCGCATGCCCCAGCCGCGACGGGCAGCTTCGCTGCCGCGCACGATGTCGCGCACGCGCGGTACGGCGAACGGCGCCCTGGACGCCCAGTCGTCGAGCGGCGGCAGGGAGTCGAGCCGCCCGTAGAAGGGGGCCGACTCGGTGCGCGCCTGGTTGATGAGCGCATCGGTGCGCGCGCCGGCGTTGCCGGTGCTCGTGCGCCCGACCGCCCGCTCGAGCCAGTTGATGACCCGGTCGGGCTGCGCGGCGGCGCGCGCCTGCAGGGCCTCGTCGATGATGGCGCTGCCCTCGCCGGGGAGCGTCCGCACGCCGCGCGCGAGGCGCTGCACAGGCTGGCCGCCCACGTCCACGAGACCGAGCGGCACGCCCAGCCGGCGCGACTGGTCGAGCCGAGCCGCCGCGATTTCCGGCGCGATGCCGCCCGCCTCCATGGCCTGCAGGATCTTCGCCTCTGCGGCCGTTATGGGGGCCTCTGGAGCAGCCCCGGTGTTGAGGGGCACCATGGGCGACACGCCGCTCCTGCCGGCTCCCATCGCGTCTGAGACGCGCTTGAGGTACGGAGTGACGCGGCCGGAGATGTTCGCCGCGGACTGCATGCCGCCGCCCACAGCGCCGCCCAGCCCGAGGCCAAGCGCGGCGCCCGTGAGCGCGCCCGTCGCGCGACCCTCGGGCTCTGCTGTCAGGGCGCCGGCGGCCATGCCCGGCACCGCACCGACTCGCGCGCCCTCGCGCACGGCTTGGCCGACCGTCTGCACGTTGCGCAGCGCCTTGCCGCCGCCGTAGAGCGCGTTCATCGTGAGCTGCAGGGCGCGGCTGCCCGCCGCGCTGCCGCCCGCCACGCCGCCGGCGATTGTGCCGGGACCGGGGGCCGCGAGCGTGCCGCCCGCCGCGCCGCCGAGCGTCGCCATCACGACCGGGGTCACGGCGCCGACGCCCGTCGCAGCGGCCGACAGGTACGGGTGCCGCGACTGAAACGCCTCCCGCTCGCGGCGCTGCCGCTCGAGCGATCCGCGGTAGTCGCCGCCGGTCAGCCTCTCGGCGCCCGCCTGCAGCTCGTCCGCGCCGCCCAAGGTGATGCC